TCCTTTCCAATAACTACTATAAGATTTATTAGCAAAATGAGTATTATCATATCTCCATGATCTTATTTGTCCAACATCTAAATGTAAAATAGTTTTTCCAAATCCAAATCCTTTGAATCCAGCTTTTAATGCTGAAGCTACTAATTTATCTTTTTGTAAATCTGATAATCCAGCTATCGAAATATCAATAGCTTTTCCTCTCCAATGTTGAGATCCAGTTTTTCCTTTAGGTTGAAAACTAGAAGGAGTTTCTCTTTCTGTATCTATTCTTGGTAAACCGTCAGAAATGAATAATTTATCTCCATAATATTGTTGCATTAAACTATATTCTGTATTTAATAATGCCTTGAATGTTTTTCCTGCATTTGGATAATATTGTAAAACTTGAGGATGAACTGTATTAACTGACAATTCCATTGCAGGATTACCAGTAGTGTTTATACCATAATCCCCTCCTGAATTTAAAATACCATCAAATCCTGTTGAAGTTCTATTTTCTAATAAACATTCTACTAATTCACCTTGAGATAATATATTTTCATTAAAAGTTGTTTCTATATTTCTATTAAATGTAGCATCCCATTTATCTGATATAGTAGGAAGTATAATAATTAATCTGCCAGATAGTAATGGTTTACCAGTGTGTTTATCTGATTCAAGAGTATCATATGCTAAAGTCATTTTTTCATATACTGTATTATCTTTGAGATGTTCAGCTACATCAAATAATCTCACTAAATTAGTTTTTCCTGTATCATCTATAACATCATAAACAACTGCTTTACCTTGTTGTTTCAAATCATTTAAGCTACCAGATGTTATTACCTCTTCTGGTCCAGGTATATAAAAACTTTCTGTAACAGATAATGTGACATCTCTAAACATATCTTTATTATCCATTATTGTTTTTATTATTGTTGCATGAACATAAAGATATTTTGCTAATTGTTTTTTTGTATTAATATCACTGATAAAGTCTAAAGTTTGTGGATCTTCTGTTCCTAAAAATTTAGCAATAGTAATCCCTCTAGCTAATTTAGTATGAGTTGTAATATCTTCTTGATAAAAAGGATTATATTGTGGTTCAGGTATTATATTTGTATCAGCTCTTTTTGCTTTAAATATAGATGCACTAGAATTAATTCTATTTCCAACTGAAATTGTACCAGCTTTATTAGATCTTTCCCCTGTTACTATTCTTCCTATTCCACCTGGGACTGGTTGATTCCATTCTCTTGATATTTGTTCTGTTTTCAATAAATGTCCAACAAACTGTTTGTTATTTCTATTAGCATTATCTCTTAACTTAGATCTTGCCATTATTGAATTTACATCTATATCAGAAACACCACCGGTATCAAAGGATTTATTGATAAAGTTATTCATGTGTTTACCAATATCAATTTTAACTCTGTTAATTCCTCCTGCTGCATTATTTAAATAATCAGTAGTTGTATCTGCTGTTGGTTTAGTAATTGTAGGAGTACTAGCTCCTGTTACTGTAAAACTATGACTTGATCCAGCATCAGTATCTGTTCCTCCCAATACTGCTTCTGCAGCTGTACCATCTAAATCTCCTGTAAATTTTGTTGCTGTTACTCCTTCTTCAAATTCAGCTCCTTTGCCAGAGAATACTATACCAGTACCTCCAATGACCCCATTACCTCCTTGTACAGTCATATTATCTGCGCTAGCAGTTATGTTTGTAGAAGAAATAGCCATATCACCTGAAGATGTAATTTTATGTGTTCCACTAGAAGATGAACGATAATCCCCTTCTACTCTATTAACATGATTTCCTTTTACACTTTGTTCATGTCCTGATAAGAAAACATTATTTACAAAACCAGTTACAATAGATGATAATGTCCCACCAATTTCATTCTTTATACCTCTAGCAACATAATTAACTACAGAACCTAAAATAGTTTCTTTTTTATTTCCTTTTGCAGTAACATTATAATTTAAACACTCTATATTGAAATCACCCTTAACTTTTAGATTTAAATTTCCATTATAAACTAAATTTCCATCACCTTCAACAACTACAGATTGATCTCCACCAGTAACATCAATTCTATTTTCTATAGCACTAACAGTAATACTACCATCTCTTCTTAATTCAACTCCAGCTCCTGTATTATGTTTGATTAATATTCTTTGATTTCCAGGTGTATCATCTATTTCTATAACATGGCCTGAAATAGTTTCTTGTACTTGATTATAAGGATACTGAGATGGAATGTGTGTTGCATCCAATGTAGAATTACCATCATAAGATTTAAATTCAAGTTGATTGTTTCTTGCTCCTGTAGCTGCATAATTTACATTTGTAGAATTAAAGTATTGTTGTCTTGGAAACTCACCTTTAGGATCTTCATGTTGTGTATTGTTTCCAGCAGCAGCCCCTAAACGATTCTTTTCTTCGATTGTTAACTGATAAGCCATTTTAACTCCTATTCAATCTTAGATCAGTTATAGTAAGAGGTTCT